CGTCTTACATCTAATGCGGCAGTTGGAGTTGAGTTTACTCCCACGTTACCAGTAAAAGCAGCACCAGTTAGATTAGCTAAAGGTATCCAAGCACCAGCGTGAGAGTAGTAAGCTAGTCCAGTATTGTGTACGTGGGCAAACATACCGTGATAGGTAGATGCGCTAGGTAAGTCTGATAGGTTGTTGTACAAGTTTGCGTAGGTAATCTTGTTAGCACCAAAGTCTACATCAGCAGTAAACGTGCCACCTGAAGCAGGTACATAGTTACTGTCAGGTATGTTAGTCTCAAACGATACAATGTTGATTACGTCATTTAGATTAGCTGCAGTTGCTAGTGTGACTGTACCAGTACCAGTTGTGGTAAAGTCGCTATCGTCCATGAGGATGCCGTTGACGTATACCTCTATCTGTCCAACAGTAAAGGCTAATACTTTACCATCATCATCAGCACCAGTGAACGCTGTCTGACCCTGCGTAGCAGTATAGTCAAACTTAGTTCTGCCAAATGATCTTATGTCTTTAGGTTCAGTGCCGATGTATGACATTGATATTCCTTACTCTGGTTTTGACTCTTCTGCTTCAGAGGCTTTCTTAACAACCTTTAGGTCAAACGCTTGTGTTACCTGTGCGTCTTCTCCAACAGCTAGTGCTACTGAGTTAGCATTGCAGTGAGCTACAAGAGCAGCAATGATCTCATCCTTGGCTATCCTAGCTCTGTTAGTCAAAGCATTATCAGCCCAGTCCTGTGGGGATGCTGCTGCATACTCAAGACACTTTAGTTCTGTGTCGGTTAGTGTTACTTTAATCTCTGCCATTTTATACTCCTATGGTTTTGTAGGCCAAGTTACATCATCTAAACTGGTTGCGCTTTTGGTTATGTCACGCAAGTCAGTTCTATACTTTTTCTGTGCATCAGTCATGGTTAGGTCACTTGATGCCCACCAGTCTACTTCTGCTAATCTACGGTTACGCTCTTCACGTAATAACCTCATGGGTTCTGCTGCTACAAGTTCATCCTTCTTAGCTTTAACTTTATCCCAAGTTGTACCGAAGTGTGATGGGTCTGAGCTTTCTATGGCAGAGCCATTGCTGTCTGCGCTCATGACCTTTCGAAACATAGTCTCAAACTCAACCTGAGTTGTTGGCTCTCCACGTAACACCCATTCGGTTACGCCTAATTCGCCTAATGCTGTTGCTATATCTGTCATTTGTTTATCCTATTTCGTAAACTATTGTTGCGGATCTAAAACGTGTAAGGAAATTAATTCTGTTGGCACTTGTGCTATTTACAGCGTAATCTCTTACATATAATTGTATTGTTTTTGCTGAAGATGATGTGTTCGAATAGGTGTCACTTTTAGTTTGCCTAAGATATATGTCGGCAGAAGTATTTGTATTAAAATATATTTCGTGAGCATAATTATTATCATGGCTTATAGAAGAGCCAGCAACATAATGTTTAAACATCATACCCTCTGCCTGACCGTTTATTCGACACGAAAGGTCTGATACAATTATTAAAGTAGAAGATGCAGATTTTGGAGTAAAAGAAAAAGAAGAACCAGTAACGGCGGCATAAGATGAGCTATTGTTTGCCACTTGATGTTCATCAGCCCAAGTGTGTCTATGCATTTTTAAAATTGTACCACTAACATCTAATCCTAAGTCAGACGCAGTAGGAGCCGCTCCTGCGGTGTTCTGTATTGTATCAACTTTTAAGATAGAACTCATTGGGCTATCTCCATAAGAGTTATACTCGATTCTTCTGCACTGCCGTATTGTGCGCCAATATTAGCTGATGCAAACCCTCCCACTGCTTTCATTCTAGTTTTATATGTAAAAGAACTTGTGGTGCTAGGAGAATGTAACATCTGCAAGTTTGTCTGCCAATGAAAGGCGTATTGTTCTTTTATCCTAAACTGATCGTAGGTAGAACCACCAAATAATTGATTATTACTACCGTCTGCTATTATTAAATTAGCTTGGCGTTGTGCATTTGTACTAGCTGTAATAGAAAAAGCCTGACTAACAGTTACAAAAATTTTAGATGATGAAAACTTTGGTGTAATAGAAGCTGTTAAACCAGTATCAACAAATGAAGTAGATGTTGTAAGCACTTGTGTTGAAGTCGATGAATTTACAACCTGAATAACATGACCTGGAATAGCCACACCATTACCACTAGTTTTTTCGTTTATGGTGTCTACCTTTAGGATGCTCATTGTTTGATCTCCTGAAGTAACATAAAACCTTGACGACCATAAGTAGGATGGTTAACTCGTATTCCTGTTACATTTGTACCTGTTCTACCATATTGAACAGAATATACTAAAGCATTAGTAGTATTTGCAGTATCTATATATTGTATTGTACTATCCTGCATAAATCTTGCAGTTCCATCAACGGCATACAAGCCTGGCTCATAATTATCGCCTGATAATACTACAGTGCTATCTCTCAAAAGTTTGATTGATGCAGCCCTCCATGTACTGTTATTTCCAGACTGAACATAAACATGATTTGTAGTGTTTACATGTATTTTGCTGTTTGAAAATTTTGGTGTAATAGAAAGGCTTCCAATGCTAACGAAGCTTGATGCATCAATGAAAGTATTAACAGTAAATCTTACATGTACTGTTTGAATAATTGTCCCAGTAGGCATATCATCATGCCTTATATTATCTGTAACCTCTAACGTCTGGCCAGTGGGTATAATAACTTTATTGGCATTGCCGCCAGAGCCAAGACCTTTTAGATTTTCTACATGTAAAGTACTCATATGATTGTCAAGTTCCCATTAACTGTAAGCGTTACACTAGACGCTATTGTTAGAGGTCCATTACAACTAGCATTCTGTGAGCTAGGTATTGTTGTGTCTGTACCCATGCTTTGCTCATTAGTCTGAAACAAAGCGGTCTTCATAGTATTCTGTGTTGTGTCGTATATTGGCGCTCTGATACTAGCTGCAAATGTGCCACCGCCTGAGAGTGTGGGTGCATCTGCTACGCTGAATATGTTGTGAGCTATAATAGTAATCTCATCGTCTAGTGCAGCAGCAGCGCCTAACACCACTGTAGTTCCTGTAGTAGCTGTGTAGTCAGCAGGTTGTAACAGTATTCCGTTTTGATATACGTCTACGTTTCCAATAGAGTATACAGCATTAAATGTAGTTTGTCCAGCAGTAGCTGTAAATGTGTGCGCTCTTCTTGTACCCTCAGTTAGTGTCTGTCCTATGTATGCCATATGTTTGTCCTAACCTAGTAAATATATGTATGCCATATTATAGCTATTATTAGTGCTTGGTGCTGAATAGCTATTATGATATGTAAAAGCTATAGTATCATTAGCAGTACCACTAACTATAGAGCTTATTATAACGTTTTCATATACTGAATTAGAAGCAGGGTAGCCCCAACTGTTCACTTGTGAACTGCCAGTATTATATAGTAAGAACAAACCCAGCCATTGAGCATCTGTTGCTTTAAGGTTTATATTACAGAAACAAAGATATTTACCAGTAACAGGGAAAGTAAATCTACCAGTTGTATTATTAAAACAATTACCAACATTTGAATGTATATTTGCCCAACGAATAGGATTAAAATGTGTAGCTAATGTTGCTCCATCCGCACTATAATTATAAGCAGCAAAACAAGGCTGACTAAGCTTTGTCACAGCGCCTAAACCGTCAATACGCATACGGTTGGATTGATTAACGTGTATATCAAATGCTTTACCATCTGAGCCACCACCTGCTCGTAAATCAACATCTGAATTAGAAACATCAGTTCTTCGTAAACGAATCGCAGCTACACCAGCATTGCTGTCTGCTACTTCTAACTTTGTACTAAGTGACGTTGCCCCAATTCCAACATTTTCTGAGCTATCAATAGTAATGGCAGTTGCATCAGCATTATCATCTATGCCTACTCTAGTAGCTAAATCTTTTGACTTACCCATTAGGTAATCTCCAATATACTCATCATTACATCACAAGAAGAGGCTGCACTTGATGTCACTTTAATGCTATCGCCTGTTTGTAAGACAACCTTTTGATCACCTCCCACAACAACAAGTGAGCCTCCACTAGGTACAGTAGCTGTTTTAACTAAGAACGTATCATTAGATCCATCGTTGTGTGTTACATCAACGGTGATAGCTGCAGTAGTTCTGTTAGCACAAGACAAACCAATAACGGTTGTGGCTGTGCTTGCACCAACTGTGTAGCTTCCTACCGTGACTGCTGATGTTCCTACGCTACGAGATGTTTTTCTAAGAAATGTATTTGCCATATTGTTATCCCAAAGCTATCGCTAGTGCAACAGCAGTTCCTGCTGGCTCAAAGGCT